TAAGATTGAACAATATATTAGGAGGATAATATGCCGAGTATATCTAATATAGGAAAATTAAGAAATAAAATTACGATACAGAATACAAATTTATCTACTGATAGTATGGGTGGCTACACAACAGGAAGATCAGCACATATAACTGCATTTGCTAAAATGACACCAAAAAGTGGCAAACAAATATTTTCTGATAAAACAGGAAGACAAGTTGAGAATCCACATACATACGAATTTTTAATTAGATATAGAGATGGCATAACTACGACAATGCGTATCTTGTTTGGAACTAGAACCTTTGATATAATAAAAATAAATGATGAGAATGATTTTAAAAATTATATTACAATAGAAGCAATAGAAAATGTAGGTACATAATGCAAGTAGAAATAAAAGTTAATAATCTAAAAAAAGTTTTACAACAACTTGATAAAATTGATAAAGATTTAGAACCAGAATTTAGAGAAGTAATCAAAGGTGGTGCTCAAGAAATAAGAGGAGAAGCAGTTAAATCAATACAAACTGGTTCAAAGTCAGGAATAGTTTATCAAAAATATAATCCTCGTAGAGAACATAGAGCATCAGCTCCTGGAGAATCTCCAGCTTCTGATACAGGAAATTTAGTTAGTAAAATTATTGTAAGGCAAAAAGATGAAGATCATGTTTTTGTTGAAAGTAATGCACATTATTCTGCTTTCTTAGAATATGGAACAAGTAAAATGCAACCAAGACCATTCTTGTTTCCAGCTTTTGAAAAAAGTAGAAAACCAATAGCTGAAGCTACATTTAAAAGAGTAGTTAAAGTAATAGAGGATATAGCAAGATGAGTGATTTTGCAGTTAGTTTGCAAACAACAGTGTATAATGCTTTGATTGGTAATAGTGCACTCACAACCAAACTAGGAGGAAACAATATTTATGATTTTGTTCCAGAGGGAACTGATTTTCCTTATGTAAAAATAGGAGATCAAACTATGGTCGAAAATGGAACCAAAACAAAACAAGGAAGTGATTTTACCCTTATCATACATACTTTTTCAAGATATAGAGGAAGTAAAGAGATTAAAGAAATTATGTCGTTAATTTACGATGTATTACATGAATCAAGTTTATCAGTTTCAGGAGCGATGAATAACATGAGATTCGAGTTCTCTGACATCATAAAAGAAAATGATGGCTTAACAACACATGGAGTACAAAGGTTTAGAACTTTTGTATTAACAAATTAAAATAATAATTAGGAGGATATAAAAATGGCGGCAGGAAAAGGAAGTAGCTTTTTATTAAAAGAAAATAGCACAGGAACACCAGCAACAGTTGGTGGTATGAGAAGTACATCTATGAGTATCAATGGAGAAATGGTAGATATTACAGATAAAGATGCAAACGCATTCGTAACAAGTGGTAATGACAAAGCAAGAACATTATTACAAGGCGGTGGTGTTAGAAGTATGTCTTTATCAGCAAGTGGAGTATTTACAGATTCATCAACAGAAAACCTTGTAAGAGGATTTGCTTTTGATGGAGCAATACAAAACTATGATTTGATATTTTCAGATGGATCTAAAATAGCAGGTGCATTCTTGGTAACAAGTTATGAAAGAGCAGGAGAATATAATGGTGAGGAAACTTACTCTTTAACTCTTGAGTCTTCAAACACAATAACATATACTAACGCATAATAATATTTGAATTATGGAACATACAGATGGATTTAAAGTGGTAGAAGTAAAATTTCAAGGCGAGTCCTATAATAGTTTTTACAAGGTCACCAGAAAGGGTGTAATAACTGTTGAAACAAGAAAGGATATTCCTATCAAACCATACGATGTTATAACAATCGGTGTTGATGAAGTTGTTGTTCAAAAAGTTTTAGTTTTTGAAAATAGATGTGAAATTACTTGCGAAGCAATAGCTTCAAGTGATATAAAAAAAGCAAATAAAACTCTAAAAAAACTAAAAAAAGCTGAACAATCAACAGAAAAGGACACCGATGGCGAATCAGTATAAAGGCGAAATTAAAGGTAAGTTGGGAGGGAAAGAAAGAACTTTCCGACTTACCTTTGAAAACATTGTTAATATTGAAAATAGATCAGGTAAATCTATTTTAGACATAACAAACAGTATGAGTAATAATAATTATTCATTAAGAGATATAGTTATTATTATGCACGAAGCACTTGAAGGTGCTGGTGGTAAATATGTTCAAAAAGCAGTGGGTGAAATGGTACTTAAAGATGGATTATTAAAAGTTGCTGTTTTATGTTCTGAAATACTAATGACTATATTTACAGGCGAAAAAACACAAGAAGATTCCCCTTTAGTACAGGGGGAGAACGAGCAACAAAATACCCAATCCAACAATACCTAGAAATAGGTCTTGGTGTATTAAGATTCTCCCCTAAAGAATTTTGGGAATTATCAATAGTAGAATTTTTATCAGCTTTGAATGGTTATCAATTAACCCAAGGTAATAAGAAAGCTGAACCAACACAAAGACAAGAATTAGAAGAATTAATGAGGAGATTTCCAGACTAATGGCAAGTAATTTAGCAACAATACGAGTAGAACTTATAGCTAATGCTCAACGATTTAAAACTGAAATTGATAAGAGCAAAAAGAAGTTAAAAGAAGTTGGTAAAGCAGGAACTGCTACTTCAACTAAAATGAAAGGGCTGTCAAAAGTCTTTCAGAATACAGCTGGTTCTATTGCGGCAGTACAAGGTCCACTTGGTCCAGTAGCTGGTAGAATTGGTGCTATCGGTGCTATAATAGGTAGGGTAAGTCCTAAACTATTAGCATTTACTGCTATATCAGTTGGTTTAGGTTTAGCATTTACAAAATTAGTACAGAACACAGCGCAAGTTGAAAGACAAATGCTTAAACTCGAAGGAGTTTTAAAAGCAACTGGTAATGCGGCAGGTTTAACTTTAGAAGACATTGAAGATTTATCAAGAGAGATAGGTATTAATACTTTAGCATCAGTTAGAGAAGTAAGAGATGCTTCTGCTATTATGCTTACTTTTAAATCTGTGACTGGAGATGTTTTCAAAGATGCCATGAGATTATCCCAAGACCTTGCAGAGTTAGGTTTCGGAAGTGTTAAAACAGGTGCAACTCAATTAGGTAAAGCATTAGAAGACCCAATCACTGGTTTAGGTGCTTTGCGTAGAGTTGGTGTATCATTTACAGAATCACAAAAAGAAATGATTAAAGTTCTTGTGATGACTGGTAAGAAAGCAGAAGCACAAAGAATTATATTAGATGCACTTGATCAGCAGGTAGGTAAAGCTGGTGTTAAAGCCGCACAGGGTTTAGCTGGAGCGATTGATTCACTCAAAGAAAACATGGATATATTCTTTGAGAATACTAAACTAGGAAGAGCAACTGTTGATTTTCTAACTAATTCTATAAATAAGTTAGCCAACGCAATGGGTCGGTTAAACATTGATGCTGAATCACTTACAACAATTAAACAAGTTAATGAACAAATAGAAAGATACAAAGCAGAATTAGAATCTATTAATAAACTAACTTTAAAGCAAAGATTAATGTTACTTGCTGTCACTAAAGTGCCAGTTGAGTTTAGAGCCAAAGAAGTTAAAAAATTATTAGAAGAATTAGATGGACAACTAGATGTTTTAACAGATAAAAAAGCAAAAGCAGAAGCTGAAGAAAGAAATAAACGACCTACAATGGCAGATATTTCTGGTCCAATAACACAAGAAACTATTTTAGGGGAGATAAGAGCAAAGAACGATAGAACGCATAAAAGAAATACTGATAGAGCATTAGAAGATTTAGGTAAAACACAAGAAGAACTTAAAAACTTAAATGACTTAAGAAAGATAGAAGATGAATTAAGAAAAAAAATAGGTAGTGATGGAGAAAAAGCAGAAAAAGCAATAGCAGATCAAATGAAGATTGCTACTGAAGAAATCTTAAAAAGAAATGAAGCACTTGCTGAACAAACTAGAAAACAAGAAGAATTAAATAAAGTTGCTGAAGGAACTGGTGCTATATTTTCAGATGTTGGATCAAAAATAAATGATGCAATGGTTAGAGGAAAATTAAGTACACTTGATTTTAAAACTCTTTTATTAGAAGCAGTTATTGCTTTGCAAAAAATGATATTTAAAGTTTTAGTTCTTGATGAAATACAAAGAAGAATTGAAGAAAGAATGAAAAAAAATAGAGGTGGAGGTTTTTTTGAGGGTGTTCTTGGTGCTATTTTAGGTGGTGGGGGTAAAGCAGGTGGAGGTCAAGTACAAACTGGAAGACCAACGATGGTTGGAGAAAGAGGTCCAGAGTTATTTGTTCCACATACAAGTGGAAGTATTAAAAACAATGCTGATACAAAACAAATGGTAGGAGGAGGTGGCGGAATAAATGTCACTCAAAATTTAAACTTTGCTGTTGGTGTAACCAATACAGTAAGAGCAGAAGTTATGAATATGCTTCCAGCTATTCAACAATCAACAGTCCAAGCAGTTGC